TCAGACCCACACACCAAACATACTAGAAGATGGATTGCTTTAATGTGTGTATTTTCTATTATCGTAGTGCCAATCGTTGCGCCAATCTTTACCGATGTTAATGTGGCATATCAGATCGTAACCGAAGCATCTAGTGGTTGGTGGATATTTGGCGAAACCTACGAAACATCATATTTTCAAGAGGGTAATACGATTTTTATAACCAACTTACAATCGCACACAATTTTCTCAATTATAGGGCTATACTTTGGTGGCTCACTAACAAGGAAGTAGGAGATGTTTAAACATGGTAGCTAAAAAGTATCAAAACAAAACAGGTGGTTTAAACGAAGCCGGTAGAAAACATTTCAAAAGAACTACAGGCGCTAATCTAAAAAGACCAGTTACCGGTAAAGCGCCCAAAGGATCTAAAGCAGCAGCAAGAAAAAAGAGTTTTTGTGCAAGAATGGGTGGTGTTAAAGGCCCTATGAAAGATTCTAAGGGCAGACCAACAAGGAAAGCACTAGCACTTAGGAAATGGAAATGTCGGAAATCTTAACAAAACAATGTTTATGGATAATGATAGTGATTATATTGGCTTATGGCATAGCTGATGCTATTGGTGATGTAACAAGTTCAGGAGCTACAACCAATACCCAAACAAATACAGCAGGAACTAACACAGCAATCACAGGTGGTTATGAGTCAAGCACTACTTACCAATCAGGTTCTAGTTCTAACAGCACAACGAATAATGAAACCAATAACAGCACAAATACTAAAACTGCTGTAAATCCCTCTAATGCACCCAGTATGAGCGTATATGGTCAAGATAGCTGTGTTATACCACTAGCAGCAGGAATAACTGTAATAGGCTTTTCAGGAAGTTTTGGGAGCTATTATACTGATCCTGACTGCCAAAGAAGAAAATCTGTAGCTGTATTAGCTAAACTTGGCATGAAAGTCGCAGCAATATCATTGATGTGCCAAGATAAAAATGTATGGCAAAGTATGTGGGATTCAAATACCCCATGTCCTATTGATGGTCTTATTTCTCAAGCTGCAAAAAAAAGATGGGAAGAAGTTGGTGGATTCCACAGAACAAAACAAAAAACATACAACACTAAACCGAGTATGACCTGGAACAAAGATGAACAAAATACTGATGTTGACCATAGTACTCATAATCACTAGCTGTGCAAAGCATACAGTAACGCTAGGCCCAATGTCAGTTTATGGCAACAACGAACAAGAAATATACTTACCTAAAAGACAATGATAGATTTAGATAGATTCAATATTGTACTGATAATTATGTTAATTTTTAGCACAGTAGCTAATGCAGAAACTACTGGTAATTTATTACCTCAACAGTTTTTTAATAACAATCAAGGACATAATGGTTGGAATTGTACTGATCCATCACATAATCATGGCAATAGCATTGTAGCTGCTGTTCATGGAGATTTTATAGAAAATACTATATCTCTTGGAGATACGCTTAATCAGTCGCAAATCAATGGTGGTTGGACATCTACCTTTGGTGCTGATATGTGGGGTTGGAATACCTACGATCAAGAGATTAAAATGACTCAGACTATAACTGATGCAAACGGCACAATTACTACACAGATAAGAGATGTAGCTATTCCTGGTTGTAGTGGATATAACTGTGGTTCTTACGCAACTTATACAGATAGTTATACACAAGGTTTAAACAATCAAAGTAATTACACAATTAAAGCTAGGTTTGACTTTAGCGAGTCATCTCAGTCTACCTCGCATAGAGCCATAGACTTAAAAAATCCTACGCTTACAATCGAACATAGTCTTTTGTCGGCTACTCAACAAAGCACTATATCAGAAATAAACGAGATAGTAGGCAATACTATAGAGCAACAGGTAGAAACTATAGAGTTTTTACCTATAGAAGAATATACCTTTGAAGTATTTGAAGAACCTGAAATGGTTGTTGAGATGTTTGAGGAGATATACATTGAGCCTATAGCTAGAGAAGAAATTAATACAGGAGTCGTAGATATATTCTTTGAGCCTGTTGAAACAATAGAATTAACCGAACTCCCACCTATTGAGAGTTTTGAAGAAATACCTATGGAGGTAGCATATGAAGAGCCAAAGACCATCGAAGCGTTCACAACAGAAGTCGAAAGTTTTGAAGAAGGAATTGAAACAACAGAAAGTTTCAACAACACGCCAACAGGCGAAATCATACAAGAAATCTTTGCAGAAGAAACCATCATCGAAACCTCAAACTCTAGCGGAATCGTTGAGCGAGAAGCTCCACTTGAGGAAGTTCGAGGAGGAGCTGAAGAAAGAACAAGCGTTGAAGAAACAGCAGGAACAGGAAATGAATCTGCACCAAGAGAAAACGAAGAAAGAATTACTACAGAGTCTAGAGAAGAAAGCACAGTCGCAGAGTCTACACCTGAAGCTGTGGAACAGACTGAGAGCAATACTCCTGAACCTGAAGGAGAAACTACAGTTGCTTCTGAAGAAGTAAATGAAGCTGTCGGAGAAGGAGAAACAACAGATAGTGAATCAGGAAATGGAAGAACTGAAACAGTTGCTGAAAGAGAAGAAACCCTCGAAGGCCGAGATACTGAGGTGGAAGAAGGCAGGGATCAAGGAAACACTAGAACAGATACTCAAACTATTTCAATAGAATCCATAGAAAAGAGAGTCAACGAAACCCTCAAACGAGTAGATCAAAGACTAATTGCTACTTCCCTCATTGTAGCTAGGGCTATGGAAAGCCCACTTTCTATGGACAATTACGGACAAACCAACAATAATATATTTAATAATCAATTAGTTATTGATGGAGGTAGTTATGATGACCAAAGAGAATACATTGATTTGCGAGATATATATGCTGAGAATCAAATTACATATAATGACCCTGTGGCAAAGAGTCAAAAGATTCTTCAGGAATCTATAGATAACAGAATACGAGCAGAAGAACATTTAAGGAGGATTCGAGGATTTTAGAATTGAATAAAATCTATAATATTGATTGTTTAGAAGGTCTTTCCAAACTAAATAACGAATCTATTGATTTGATAATAACATCTCCGCCATATAATCTAGGCAATAATCATCATACTGGCTCAAAAAAAACACAATCTTATGAAGATAATATGTTAGAAACAGATTACCAAGAGTGGCAGAAACAAGTTCTTAATGAATGTTTCCGAGTTTTAACTCCTAAAGGTTCAATGATTTACCAACACAAGAATCGAATAAAAAAAGGAGTCCAAATATCGCCTTATGAGTGGATATTTAAAACAAAATTTATTGTTAAACAAGAAATTGTTTGGATAAATAGAAGCCAAAATTTTGATAAAATTAGATTTTATCCTTTTACAGAAAGGGTTTATTGGCTAACTAAAAACACAACAACAAAACTTGTAAATACAATAAACAAGCAAGATGTCTTTGATTGGAAGGAATGGAAACCAGTTGGCACTAGACAGAAACACACAAGAGCATTTCCAGAAAAACTTGTAGAAGATATGCTTTCTGTTTTCCCAAATGCTATGACTATATTAGACCCATTTTTAGGGTCGGGTACAGTTGCTGTAGTTGCAAAAAAATTTAAAAAAAATTACATAGGATTTGAAATAGATAAAGATTTTAAGGAAGAAGCGATGACAAGATTGAACGAAATTAAAAAGGAAACACAAAGGAAAATTTATGGACTTTAAAGATATAAAAACATGGGGAGTATTGCTCTCAATTATAGCAGCTATTGGTGGTGGTTTTTCTAAGTTTGGAGAAATCTCTAATCGCTTAGCTGTGCTTGAGAAAAAATCAGCTCCTGACATTAAACCATTGACAGCAGACATTGCCATTAACAAAGCAGAGATAGCAGTATTAAACGCTAAAGTTAATGAAATGAAAGCTAGGTCAGACAATCCATTAGGACAATAATTATGCCAAAAAAAGCAGATTTAGATAAAGAAATTAAGTTTATAGAATACTTTACAGAAGGTAAGTATGCAGGTAATGCAACTCAATCGGCTATTGCGGCAGGTTGGGATAAAGACAAAAAACCTGCCCAGATGGGAGCTTATTTAAGAAAAAAACTTAGCGCAGAGATTAGGAAGAAAAACGAAGAAAGGATTGCTAATACAAGTGGTACGGCTATTTCAGTATTAAAAGACTTACTGCTTTCAGAACAAGACTCTGTTCGTTTAAACACAGCAAAACTTATCTTAGAACTAGGATCTTTCTCTAGTCAAACTATAAACTTAAATGTAGATAATACTCATCAGAAATCAGATGAAGAACTTGTTTCAGAACTTAATTCATTGGTAAAAGCTATACCAGGTTTAAACAGTATAGGCACAGAAAGTTTAAAAACTACAGATGATGAGATTGAGCAAGAAAACAATAGACCTAGTAAGAAAAAACAAGAAATAGTCAAACACTAATCTTCTTTGCTTTCTGCTTCCAGTATAGCTAAACCTATTTGATAAGCAATCTGCGGCACAATAGCGTTACCTAATCCTTTAATTCTGTCCACTCTATTGGATATCCCATTAACCACTCTACCCACTCCGGGTTCAACGCTGAACCTTTCGTGATCCATTCCTCTTTGTTGTTTCTCGCTATAACTTGTGGAAGTAATTTTCTTGTCGAGTTCACTATTGCTTTCCCTGAGTCCTTGTAATCCCTCACTGTTGGAGTCGGAAACATCTTCTCCGATGGGTTTTCCTTGTGTAGCTCGTATGCCATCTCTGTTTCCAGATACTTCTTGTGTTTTAGCTTTGCTAGGTTTTTTGACAGTTTCATGGTCATTCCTATTGCTGCTCTCGGAGTTGGCCACATCTTTACTGAGTCTGCTAGATTCAGACTTTGAGAGTCCTTCCCATCTTTTGTCAATCTTCTTCCCTTCTCGTTTAGTTTCATGTTTGGGTGTTCTATCTCCTGTGTCGTTGGTGTCGGCCACATTTTCTGTTTCTCCTCGTACAGAATTGCATCTGACAGTTTTGCTCCGAAGGTGTTTTCCGGCTTGTTCTTCTTGCGCAGAATATAACTCCCTGTCTTTGTTTTCTCCACTCGGCTCGATTGCTCTCCACCCTCTACACAATTTACTGTCGGAGTAGGCCACAATCCAGACTCTATATCTTTGGTGTGGAGCGTTGACTGCTGAAGCTGGAATAATAAACGATTGGACTTCGTAACCTTCGTTTTCCAAGTCAGTACACACTTGTTCGAATACCATGCCTTGTTGGATTGAAGTAAGATTCCGCACATTTTCGCCAATAACCCATCTTGGTTTCGATGCTTTGATGACTCGTAACATTTCTGGCCAGAGGTGGCGATCATCTTCTGTGCCTTTTCTTTTACCTGCAACGGAGAAAGGTTGGCATGGGAATCCTCCAACAACGACATCTGCTTGTTCTTGTCCTTCATAATTTCTAATATCTCCTGTTATCGGTACATTTGGAAAGTTTTTTGCTAATACTTTCTGACACCATTTATTGTTTTCTACAAATTGGACTGTTTCAAATCCACCTGTAGACTCTAATCCTAAACTAAATCCACCTATGCCACTAAATAAATCAATGACTTTCATAGTTCATACTTAGGATCGTGGTACAATCCTTTCTCTGGTTTGCGTTTTAGCAATCTTACACGCACCTCACTAGGTTTAAACGACACAGTTTCTGGCAATCTTTCGCTATCTTTGACCACTTTATCTATAGCTTCTTGCTCTGATTTAGCGCCAATAGCTCCTGAAAAGGTAACTGTGGCTCTATAACAATAGTAATTCTTTTTCATGTATCACCTATTTTAGACAAAGAATCCTGTTCTAGGTCATAAATCATGTGAGATATTACAGCATATTCTTTGGTAATTTTTTTATATTCTGATTCTTTCATATCCATAATCGAACACTTAGTTCTGTCATCGTATATAAAAACACCTTTATTACAATGATTACAGTCTTCTATAACCTTGTTGAATGTCGTATATCCAACTCCCTGACAAAAAGGACAAGCGCTTATTATGTTTTCTAGCAAGGCGCAGCGGACTATTTTCTCAGGCGTTTTAGGATCTAAGTTTTTTATGTTTTGTAATGCTTTATTGGCTTTATTATTAAAATGTTTAAACAATCTGTCTAAAGCTGCGCTATCATCTAAATATTTCATAAGCAAGAAATCTGTTTGGTTTTGACTTAAATTTGAGTAAGAAAGTATGACTGATATATCTTCTGGTGTAATTGCATCGTGAGATTTTCCTGATCCCACGCTACTCATGTCTAATGATTTTGGCAGTAAAGATGATAACATTTCTACTTTCATAATTTCCAAATCCTATATTTTTCTTTTGCAATAGTACGAAAAGATACTTTGTGTCCTTTTCTCCAACCAAAACCTCTTACTGCATCTACTATTTTATAATCATTTACAATGAATGATTCACCAGACTTCATATCAATCATGGTTTGTATGTATTCATCATATTTGCTTTGATGAGATACCGGTATATTTTTTTCTATTTTAATCATTTACCCTCCCTAAATACCACTCTAAAATCTCCTCTTGTGTTCCAAACCTTTTTTCGAACTCCCTATTTCCTAAGAAATGTATGCCTTGCGCCCCTTGGTGGTGCATATGGCATAGTCAAAGAGGGATAAAGTCCTTTGACTTTAACCCCATTCCTCCCCCAGTTATATGATGTATTGTTGCTGGACTAAAAAGATTATATTCTCTACGACATATGCAGCAACCATGCTCTATAGCTTTTCGATAAGCGATTCTAGTTTCTTTGTTTGGTTTCTTCGCCAATGTAATACTCCCTTAACATCTCGTTAGCAAAT